TAGCACTGTATGTTGCGATATCGTCTACACCGCCAGTGAGTGAGCACGACTCGATCAAGGCTTGGCCTACGTATGAAACAACACCTGCGTCGTTGCCCAGGCTATCGTCTCCAATCTTGGTTGTGAATCGAACCAAAACATACTTTGAGTCCTTCGCCAAGTCCAACAACGTAACAGGGCTTCCTGTGTCGCCGTTAGTGTTCGCGGTGAGGTCGATCAGACCGTCGATAGAGAACGTGTAAGAGAACGCGCCAGAAGCGATGTAGTTGGTTGATGAGCCTACTCCGTCACGAGCGGCAACCTCGTTAATAGTGTTCGAAGCGTCGAGCGTAGTCGTCGTTGCGGCAGCCAACAAGTCGGCAGCAGTCACGCTGAGTGCTGTCAGGTCTCCGCCAGACGCTGTCGCAAACCCAACAAAGTCGTTGCTAGAGTCGTGAACGAGAACCTTGCCGTCTGACAAAGACGTGCCTGTTGCGTTAACAGCCCCTTCAAAGAGCTGGAGTGGAGACGTAGAGCCTCCGTCAATGGCATAAATGCCTAATTGATTTGATGCTAATGTAGCCATGATTGATTATTGTTTAGAATCCTTTTGCTATTAAATATTTCATTACCTGTGTAAGCTCCTTATTCGCCTTTGCAATCACCGTTGGTGTTTTCTGAGCAAAAATACGATAGAAAGGAACTCTTTTCTTTTTACTGATTTGTCGAGCAGGTCGCGCAAAGAAGTGCGCACGCCAGCCGCCTGTTTTTCCTTTTGTCTTTGGCAATACTTTGCGACCGTAAACCTTCTTTCGAAGCCCTTTAATCTTGCGGTTTCCCATTGGTTTGTCAAAACCGCCAGTCTTACGGTCGACGTATTGATACATCTGGCCTTTGTTAAACGCGCTTTGCCATGGGTTGACAGATCGCTTTAGAGCATCGTCAATTAGCGACTCAGCTTCTTTAGTCCCAACCTTGCGAGCCATATTCCTAAGCTTTGTTTCAAGCTCCTTGATTGACTCTTTCTCGATAACGAGACGCACTTGACTTCTAGGTATTGTTGCCATCACTTTGCTATTTTATAAAGTAAAGGAACATCCACTCGATTGATAAAGTTTATCCTATTGTAGTTAGTTGTTGGTCCTAAGTTTGCCAATATTTTTAAAGTAGCCCCAACCCACGAGGGTTCGTTCAGACCGGGAAGTGTAAATTCTCCTGTCTCTGGATCCTCGCTTTTAGTGTATTGTATACCGGGACGGCCTGTTGACGGTACGTTTTCAACAAACTTTGAGGAAATATCGTCACCGTTAGAATCAACAGTCAACTCTTCTCCGTTAGGCAAAATCACAGATACGCTAGTTATGCTAGAGACAAACAGACCATGTTCTTCACTTGTGTTTCCTCCAGAGTTTTTAAACCGTATGTTCCCCGTTTCTGGCTGCTTGGCATTACCGCCTGCAAGGAGGTAATTCATGTTTGACATTCTGAAGACACCTAAACGCTCTCCCTCCTGTCTAAAACAATGACTTGTGACATCGCTAGGGTAGTTTATGCTGTGGTTGTAAAAACTTATTGGCTGAGAGTATTCATACTTAACCACACCCCCATCTGTTTTGGTTACAGAGTTTTCTGCGTCACGCGAGTTAAGCCCATCTATGTATTCACTTACGCCTGTAATTGGAGTAAGACTATAGTACAGCTTCCCCATTTGTGGTCCGTGGGGAAGATGATAGTAACCTAATTCGTTGTAGGGCCAGGTTGTTGTGTCCAACTTGTAGGTCTTAAACCCGTCAGAGTTTAAATATGTCGGCTCGGTTTCGTCTGCTGGTATTAGCACGAAGGTGTTAGGTGAACTTTCTACAACTAGCTCTCCAGAGTCTAAAACGATTTTAGCATCAGGCGTTGAGTTGTTTGGAAACAAGTCGTACCAGCGAGATGTATAGCTTCGAATGTATCCATCTGTAGGCACGCCCGCTGCCGGACTCAGGGCCGTTTTGTAAATGAATTTGTCTTCGTTCATGATATAGATGTCCGAAACCTCGGTGCCATCAATATCCTCAACAATCTCTAGAGCGCTATTATATTCCCTAATATTGCCGAGCTGAAACGAAGATGAGCTGTTATCGCCTGTTATAATTTCATAAGAACCATTACCCGTGGTTCTTATCAGCAAGCTGTCACGCTTAGGAAAGGGGCTGTTATTTACTACCACATAATCAACCGTCGGGTTTCTGTAGTGAGTGGTTGGATGCGAAATGAACGGGTAATCTTGATCGGGTAGCCCCAAAAACGTATCGTCGTCTCGTAGCTCGGCACGGATCTTTAGCACCTCGTGTCGCCCTTCATACTGAATAGAGTAGATACGAAACTTTCCGCCCTCAAAGTAGATGACATCTTCAAACTTGACGCCCTTAAAGTATCGACAGCGAATCTCAGCCTTGATTTTACCTGTTCGCTGTTCTTGGATACGCTCCTCCGAGGCGCCAGCAGAAGGCGTGCCGATGTATTTAAATTCGGCACCCACATCGCGCTTGATGATAGAGACGGTCTTAACCTTTTCCCCTGAATTGTTAACGGTCATAGATTCCCTGTAGAAGGAAATCTTGTTCTTCATGGATCCCGGAGTTAGTACTGCCATTAGTAACGCTTTACTGAGCCAAGCAAGCGCTGTACACCCTCCTTGACTTCTGTGGTGATACCTCCGAAAAACTCTGCCTCACGGTGTGAATCGTAGTGACCTATTAACATAAGGGCTGCCTGAGTAAATTGCTTAGGCAGGTCCTTTACGTTCTCACCTCCTTCAAGGGTAATCTTATACAGATCGTAGTCCTGGTCTTCGTTAAGGTCCACAGGAGGTTCTGTTCCTGTGAAATCAACCTGAAGAGGGTAGCCTGTATTTCTAACTCGCGTCTTATCGTCTACGTAAGCGACATAGTCTCCACTAGTGTCAAGGTAGTCGATGGCTTCTACAGTATATGTGCCTGTAATGTTTCTCAGAGTTTGAATTTCGTTAACCTCCAAACGGTCTAGATAAACCACTACAGTTGATTTCTTGGCAGAAACAGATGCCAAGTTGTAGTTTGAGTCTTCGTGCTGCGCAGGAACGCTAGAGCAGAACACACGGTTCGTCACCGTGAGCATGTAGTCCATAGCGGCCTCCAGGTAGGATTTGATGAGATCGTCAGCTTCCCCCTGCTCGTAACGCAAGTGGCCGCGAATAATAGACAAAGGCACTAAGTCTTCTGCGTAGTAATTCTGTGTGACGATCGTTTTCATTTCCTAGATTTAAAAAAGGGGGCGACCGCAATAGCCGCCCCCTTCCATTTCATTCGCTTAATGTGTCTTACGCAACTCCGGTCAAGCCCTCGAATGCTTTCGACTGGAGGTACTCTACGTCTCGATAGCTGTTAGCGATGATTCGCGTAACACCATGGTCCGCATCGGTGTAAGGGTCAATAATCAAATTTAATCCACCCCATGTGCCAGTTACAAGCTCATTGATGTTCATCATGAAGAACTCGCCAGTAGAGACTTGAGATGAAACAAAAGTCTCGTATCCCATCACGCTTCGGTTTGTAAGCGGAGAGGTTGCGAACAGCATTCCAGAACCTGCGTCATGGCTCAAAGCACGCAGAGCGCGATAAGCTGACGCTGAAGAAAGTGCCTTCACCCCTTCCAATGGAACATCATTACCCAACAAATAAGACTCCAGATCAAGTGTATTCTCGCTGGCGGCAACATACGTGTGCAACGCAGTCCCTGAAGGTCCGTTAGTGGTAGCGGCTGCTTTAACTTTAGTAATAATATCTGCGTTAAACTTCTTAGCCATAGCATCACGAATTTCCTTAGCAAGGAAAGCACCCATGTCATCAGCAGATTGCGCCAACATTTGATCAGTTACCTGCGTGTGAGCTGAGTAACGAGTTGGTTGCAATGTGCGAGAAGTGAAGCCTGGGTTTGCAATTGTGTTTGCCGCACCTTCTTGCGTATCATTTGTTGCGGTAGCAACTGAGTTTTGAACTTGGAAAACAACATCTCCAGTCAATCCCTCCAGGTTTCGCGCTCCAAGTTGAGCACCGATATCTGCAGGCTTAAACATTTCGGAAATTCCGTTATCAACTTTTCCTACTGCGCCTCCAAAAGCAGTCGCGTTGGCATTAGTACCATCGATAGCGAGTGCAGCACGTTGAGTCACAAATGATGGGATGCAGATACCTCCTGCAACGTTCACCTTTGCATTTTGAAACTCGTTACGAGCCTCTTGGTTCATTTCTGCTTCGAGACCAGTCAAGCGGCCCTGAGCAGCTTCCTTTACCATTTTGCCGAAGCTAAATTGCTTGGCAGCACGAGCCTCTGTATCGCCGAGGCCCTGAACGAGTGCCGGAGCACTATTCTTGTTTTGCTTTTCCATAGTGGAATTTTTGTTTTGTGATTTATTATGTCGAGCCTCGGTTGGCTCAGTATTATACGCTTGTGAGTAAGGGTGAGGCAGAATAGCTGGGTCAATTAATTCGTCTACCCGCTCTTCTTGTTCCTCTTCCTCCTCTTCTTCTTTTTCTTCTTCTTCGTCCTCGTCCTCCTCTTCTTCCATGCGCTCCTCTTCCTCTTCTTCTTCCTCCTCTTCGTAGTGACCAGGACGCTCTTCAGGCTTCTCCTCTTCTTCCTCTTCCATGTAGCCTTTTTCCTCTTCCTCTTCGTCGAGCTTGCGCAACTCCTCTTCTACCTCCTCGTCGAGGAAGGCTTCCATGGATCGCAACGCAACCTCTGTGGTTGGGTACGCGCCTTGAGTAGTTGGAGACACATCGTACAACGTCTCAACTTCGTTAATCGTGCGCAGGTTTACGCCGTCGTCGCGACGCTCCCATGTGTCGTCAGCGATGGTGAATCCAAAGCTAGAAGTAGAAACATTGCCCGTGCGAATGTTTTCGGCCAAGTCCTTAGCGTAGGACTGGTTGCCCAGCTCGAATCGGTACTTGAGACCCTTGTCATCGACTTCCAGTTCTAAGCCGCGACCGACACGGGCCAATGGCATATTCCAGTCGTGGTTGAACAAGGCCACGGTATTACCCATATCGGCTTTGTCAAACGCACCACGAGCAATACGCTCGGCAAACCTTCCGCCAATAACGGTTTCATCCTCGAAACGAGCGGCATAGCCCTCAACGATGACGTTGCCGTTCTCTGCTGAACGGACCTCAAAGTCGGAGCTTAGTGATCGCTTTTCTAAGTTTTCCATTATTGGTTTTCTATTTTGTTAATAGTCTTTTCACACCAGCTCTTCATGCTGTCGCCACCCCAGGCAGCATACATGATAGAGCCGCAGATATCCTTTCCCTTGTCGTCTGTAAACTTGCCCTGATCGTAAGTCTTGGCACGCGACAAAAAAGAGAAGGTGCGCTTAATTGTCGACAGGGTCAACTTTTGGCCCGTAGATAACTGCCGAGCACGAGTCCAGCCCACGCTGGTCCCGCAGCTCGTACCCTTCTCTTCCTTGTGCTTCAAGGCAGCTTTAGCGCGGTTCTTGGCCGCTTGTGGATATCCGCCGTAAGTCTTAGCCATTACGACAAGTTGTGAGCAGTGAGATTCGTCAGTGCTCCGGCTGCGTTTGTAGTGGATACTCCGATCTTGTAGGCAAGGACATCCTTTCCAGACCGTTCGTTCCAAGGACCGCTGGTAGCAACCCCGTCGTTTGTAGTTGTAGCACTGGTGGAGAGGGCCGCATTTAGCGAACCCGAACCAGAGGCTTTGATGTATTTGATTGCATCTGGAGCACCAGGAAGCGCTGCGTCAAAGGCGGCAAGGAAAGCCGTCTTAGCGGCAGCAGCTGAGGCTGCGCCCGCTTCGGTGTGCTTAAAAGTCCAGACATTACGACCTGGCACTTCATAATTCTTTTCGCCTACCGCTTGAACATTGTGCTTCTCGCGGCAGCTATATACTTCTAGGTGGTAGTAGTAGTCAGCCATTGTTATTGATTATCTTCTTCTAGGTCCATCATGGCTTGGTTGTCCACTTCGTCAGCGCCCTGTTGATTCCCTTGAGAAGCCACAGAAGCGGCGTAGTCAGCCATAGAAGAAAGCGGTATTTGATTAAGTTGAATGTGATGGTTGTCACCTCCTTGAACAGGCGCCAGCCCCTCTTTACTGCGCACCTCGTTGATCGAAAGAACTCCATCAGAGAGGAGGGAATGATAGTAACTCGCGCGTGAGGCGGAGTCGGCACGTAGGAGGGAGTCAACATCGAACCTGCATGAAAGCTCGTCGTTGTTTCGTAGGACTTTGCGCTCGACTTCAAGCTCGATTCGGCGCACCCAGGGCAGAATTGTCCCTTGCGAAAATTGCAGTGTTTGTTGCTCATAGTTGTCATAAGATGAATTGCCTTCCATGCCGATGATGGCAGGCGGCACAGAGAAGAATCGTGCAATTTCCTCAGCTGTGTACTTCTTAACTTCTAGGAACTGAAGTTGCTCCAAAGGCACAGAGAGCGGCTGGTAAGCAAAGCCACCCCCCAAGATAGCGACCTTATGAGCATTTTTCTTACCCATAAATTCCTGCTTCCAGCGCTCACTGGCCTCCCTCATCTGCTCGATTGTGAGCGGCTCCTTCGTAGTCAATATGCCGCCGAGCATCCCGCCGTTTTCAAAGAACGTACTGCCGAAATTCTGTATCGACTTGGCGGTGTTGAGGTTTTGGAGTTGAATGTTAGTTGGATTCTTCCCACGGAATGCCTTGATTTCCAGAATCTCTTCCTGTGGGATAGGTGATGGCGCACCAGTGTAGTAGTACCAACGAGAACCGTCAGCCTCTACTTTTGATTGCACCTCCGTGGCGGGCAGCCAGTACATCTCGTCGTCTAAGATAAGCGCCGTGCCGATGCCGTAGAGCAATG